GTTTGTTGATCCTACGAAAACCCCTAATGTACCACCCACTATCATCGATCAAACAACAATCAACGAGGAAAGGGATAAGGACACCGTCATTAGACAATCTAAGAACTGTAAATGCACTAATCAGTTCAAACACATGTGGAATACCACTGTTGAATTCACTATACCGACTGACGAATACGAAACAATGTCGAAGATCATCACCAGTGACTCCCTTGTCCCTGATATTAAGTTAACGCATTTGAACGACAAACCTGAGAAATACACTTTTTATATTTTAGATGGTTGCGCTGGTGCAGGTAAGACCCATCAGTTTAAAGGCACTAGTGAATTCTGCGATAGATGCACATTAATTGTGTCTCCGTTTAAGACCTCGACACCAACCGGCAACAGCGGCAACACTCACATTAGCATGAGTTTCATGAAAGCCCTAAAAATTATTTGTAGTGGTCAGAGAACCAATATTAGATTCATTGTGTTCGACGAAGTTTATCTTTATGACCGTGCTTTTCTCGCCATATTTGTTGACCACGGTCTTATAAACAACCCAGAAACACAATTCTACTCCACCGGTGACCACAAACAATCCCTTGGTATCAACTGGACCGGTGTCACGAAAACGCTTTTGGATCCTGAATGTATTGTCAAACGTGACAGCTACCTTGACACCACTTCCAGATGCCCGCAGGACGCTGTTGAACTCATCAACCAATACTCCAATACAGCCGGTACCGATGGTTTGCCTTGTGTCATTAAAACCAAATCCAAAGTTAAGAAGTCAATCGAGTATCATCACATGATTGATTATTCTCAATTTTTTGGTGGAGGATGGAAAGATGTTCTTCAGGGATTTGGTGTTTATGATGCCATCCTCACTTACACTCGAGAAGAGGCCCAGCAAGTCAGTGAAGTTGTCGAGAAAAATTTGCAAGTCATGACAATTGGGGAATCACAAGGTAAGACTTTTAAGAACGTTGCGCTTATTGGTACATGGAACAGCAATCCCACGGCTCTATCCTTCAATTATAACTACATCGCATTGAGCAGACACACTGATCGCCTTATTATACTCGGTAAGGTCGATATCAAACCTAAGAATTATTTAGAGGCTATACCCAAGCACATATCCACTGTCATCGAACATCCCATCGTCAACACACCCGATGATTCACTTGTGAACCCAAAACAAGCTGCTGTCACCAGCCTCACTGCGATGTCTGCGGACAACGATCAATCTGAGCCCACTCCCACTTCCTCATTAAAGTTGGAAACCCCGTTACCAGGTAATGACCGTGTTATTATTGAAGGTGACCACACTGACCCCAAATCCATGCGCAATCCCGAGCAGCGCAATCCACAGGAGACCCACACCACCGTGACTGTGGCCAACAACGTCCATGTCACTGAAGCCGTTAATTTAGGCACCGGTTTCATACCCACTACCGTTACGGAGAAACCTGTTAAAGTCAAGCAAGCTCACGACAGACACGTGTTAGACGCCGAGCCACCACTTGTCGACATTGACACAGCCGTTAGTGCCATACAACGTAACATCACCCCCATGAACCTATCCTCCGTCACCGGAACCACCGTCATTCAAAAACCACGAATTTTGGATTACAGCGGCAAAGAAATGGTATCTCCTGCCCAAACGACTAGTTCTACCCTAGCTGGCAACTCCGTTGCTATTAATGGTATAAGGCTAAGTGACAAAACCGTTCAAAACCAGTACCTTAGCGCCGATGTCCTCAATGCCATCCAGACCATCCAAGCCAGGTACACATGGAGCACCATCACCCAAAAACCCAAGTTTGTCTCAGATCTGATTAACGGCCTTAACAAGTTTTACAAACGAGATTGGAAAACGGAATTTACCAACAAGCTCACTGTACAAAGGTTTGCGCAACACACCATCGATTATATGACTAAGTTACACACCAAATTATCTAATGATCCCAAGTACGATGAGTTGACTGAGATTATAAGCAAGGAGGAAGTGATGATGCTACTTGAAGCATTTCAGTCTCATGAGGTCCAACAACGGATCATTGAACGCTCCGTTGAGAATGGCTGGGTACCCATCACCATGTTTTTCAATGATACTCAACCTGTTGGCGTTTACGCGTTGTTTGACCCGGAAGAGAAAAACTACAAGGTTTACTTGATGGTTGAACCCGATGCTAATGTCCCTAAGTTCCTCATTAATTCCAAATTCATTAAAATGCAATTACTTAATGTAGACAACGTTGGTACAATTATCAAGAAATGCGGCAATCAAGACAAATCCAACTTGGTTCATGCATACTTGATCGACACGTACAAGTATTATAAACCCAACAAACCAGATGATTGCCCCGGTTTCACCAATTACACTAGATTCCCTTGGGTTTGCAAAAACTCCAAGTTACCAAACATAAGTGTCAATGATGAATTCGCAGAGGCTGATTACGTCTCTGTAGAGAGTAGTGCAACCGCCGATGATAACAAACTGCTGAGCCACAAATTGCGTGCTGAATTACTCGTTAACCAGCTGGTTGTCCGCCAAGACCCAACTCACAGTGCAGTTCAACACATTGGCCACGTTGGTTATAAACTGAATTGGAATCATTTACACATTCCCAGCAGATATGTGTCCAACAAACTCATCCAATCTTTCGTCAATAAATGTTACGATACTTTATTAGAACGACAGAATGGCAATCTCGACAAGCAAACAGAGTTATCATATAGCATATATGATTGGAACAGTAAGTACATCAGATTTCATTTGAAAAATCAACCTAAGCAGATTATCAAGAACGAATATGATGGTATGCAGAAATCCGGTCAAGGTGTATCTGCCTGGTCAAAGATAGTCAACATACTTATGGCCGGCATATGCAGAATGATTGATGAGCTTGCAAACAAGTTTAATAAGGATAATGTTCTCTTGGCTTATGGAGAATCTGACACCAATATAGGTAGAAGAATCCAGCCTTATGCTGCTCAAGCATTCGATGATGGCAGCATTATAAAAGTTGTCAATGATTTCTCTGAATTTGATAGTTGCCAAGACGAAACCAGTATAGCCATGTTCACCGCTATAATGTCTTCACTAGGCGTGAAACATGAAACATGCCGCTATTATTTCAACATGCGCAAGGAGTGGTTATTGAAGTACAGAAACATCAACGATTACAATACTAATTTCTTCAACGTCAAATGTTTCGCAAAGAGGCACAGTGGTGGATCAGATACTTTAATTGGCAACACATTGTTTAATCTGGCTGTTATGGGTGCTTGCCACAACTTCTCAGCCATATTCGTTTCCGCTAAAGGCGACGATTTGCTCATGTTCTGTAGACATTTTACACCTGTTAAAGGTTTTACATCAGCACTAGCTTTGGAGTTAGGTTACAAACTAAAGTTAGAAACACCTGTTTTTGTTGAATACATTGCTAACATTATCACACCCAGAGGATTCTTCCCCGACGTCGTCAGGCGTGTTGGTAGGCTTGCTGCGAAAATACATGCCACTAAAGAGGCTTGGGAAGAGTCTCGTGTCAGCATAGTTGATTCTTTAGATGTCGTTGAAGGATACGATGACTACGGTCACTATGGTAGCTTGTTCGCCGTAGAGTATTATAAGCAACAGGGGTTTGATTTCACTGAATCGGAGATAATGTACATGTTCAAATTGTTACATTCTTTCAGCAAATTGAAATGGGAGCAAATAAAAGGTCAATGCCAAACCAAGAAGTGGATCATCCGTTATATTGACCACAATCATCTTGACTCAATAAAAGTCAATTCCATCTTCAATCTTTAACGTTTGCATTGAATAACTATAATACTGTAAATAATTAATTAACTATCATTTAGCTTTTTGTAAATATAATTTAATCATTATATATTTTTGCTCCACTTTTAACATTCAAACACTTAGAATTCACTTTCCTTAACATGAACACCAACGACACTAATACTAACATTGACATGTTTGATGATTTGTCCAAGGATAGTGAGGTCGCTGTTCCTAGCCCTCCATTACATGCGAACGCTGCGTTTGTTCACAAATGCCTGCATCCCCCCAGCGCCATCCCAAACTTTGTTGGTTTACCAACTATGGATACAAGAACCCAGACTGTTTTGAACTACACGATACCCAAGCTTATGGACCCACCAACTTATAGTATGGGAACCTTCAACAAAGTTCAAGCACTTGAGATACCAAAACAGACCGCCTTCAAAGTTGGCATACTTACCCTTACTGGTGCCCGTGTGTTGTCAATAGCTTTCTGTTACAACACCATAGATGGTGCATGGTATCAGGATTTATCAAATACCATCATTAATGATGTTTATGACTTCAGCCGATTCGCCAGCGATGCCACCTTATACCGCCCTTGTTACAAATCCATGACCACTCATCTTAATGCCACTGCCTTCAATAACATCGGTATGGTTACAGGTAGTCAATTCAACCCCAACATATTATTCCAAGGCGTCCCCTTTCAGTTCTTGCAGTCTAACTTCAACGCCGGTATGGCGTTTATAAAACACCTTTTTAAGACTGGTGTTGCAAATGTTGTTGACTGTGACGAGTTACTCATTGACGGCGAAAGAGAATACACTGACCTCTGTTCCACGTTACCTAGATACCTTGCCAATGAGATCAGGCAGGAATTCAAACTCAAGAACAGCCAATCCTTAGCCATACCTGCGAATTATAACGTTCAAATCCTTATGATGAACCCAGCTGTTACCGGAGTCGAATGGAACGGTACCTTCCCGTTCCCAACTGCTTCTCAAATTATGCAGCAATCCGCCAGATCATACAATGGGAAGGCTCTGGAAGGTACTTTCACCGTATCCAGATTAAACACCGTTTCCCCCAGCTGGAAGCCTGCCGCAAATACCATCGATCCAGGTGATGCCAACGTGTACCTTCCTTATTGCTTTTACGCCATGTTCAACACTGCCGGCGGATGGACCTTTGGCAACTGGTGGGAACCAACCACTACCATCGGTTCGTTTGTTAAGCCACTCCGTGACACGTATTGGACCCAAGACATGACCTGCAGCTGGACGTTGTATGATGGTCTCACGTTCAACTCCGCCAACAATAACTTGCAAACAACCACCCAATTGCTTATCTATAAGCACTGCTTCGGTATGGAAGTTCAACCCTCCCTGAAATCTGCCTGGGCAGGCACGGTCGTTCTAGCCCCAAAACCCGACATCATGGCTATGCAGAGACTACTTGATGCTTTCTATGAGGTCAAGGATTGTTTACCGGCCAGATACAACTTTTGGGGTATGCTCGGTAGCCTCGCTAAAGAGTGGCTTCCTAAGATTGGGGGTGGCCTACTGTCACACGTATTTAAGGTAAACACTGAAAACGATGGTAAGCTTTTTAAGGATATCGGTGGTTTGGTGAAACCCTTTAAGAAGATGATCGCCACCGAGAAACAGAAGCAAGTTACACATGCTGAGAGATCTGCCACTAAAACCGCTGAGAAAGCCTTGAAGACCATCGAGAAGGCAGAGAAGACTGGTAAACCTCCAAGTGAGAAGACTAAGGCACGCATGCAGAAAGCCATCTCTAAAGCTGATGCCAACATCGCTAAGCAGAGGAAACTGTATGGCACCAAGAAACGCGTCCCTCCAGCCAAGAAGAAGAAGTGATCTTACTTCCTGATCTTACAAACGGACATGCACCCGGCCTCCGTTTCACAAATCTATCAAACCCCTTAAGTGGTAGGTGTAGATTTCATTTCATTTATTCCAGGGGTTTTCCGGGTTTCCCCTATAATATTAACTATTTATTTATGTG